GGAACTAATAGACTGGTCATGACGTTGTACGTATTTCGTGCTGTATCGTGCAGCCACCAATCCTCAACACCCACAGAACTGTTCTTGAATAGAATCCACCTCGGTCTAAACCCGGTATAAACAAACGGCCCATCTGCGCTGGCATTGCCGGTGTAGCTGCCGAAAGAAGAGTACCCGGTTACTGGGGCGAAGCAGTAGGCGACGAAGGTGGCAGATGAACCATTAAGATCAATTCCAACAGTAAATACAGAAGATGTGGGCAAACTTCCAGACGTACCTCCAAAAGTGGTGTTAGCTGCCCCTCCATAATTTTTTGCACTCGATAAATTAAGTGCAATATAATCATTAGCAGCAAAAGTGCCATGCCAAGAAATCCAGTTATTTGCTGTATCCCTACGTTTAGTTATAATAAACTGGGGTGCTACTCCAAGTCCGTGCCCTATTGTGACATTACCAGATCCATTACCCGTGTAAGTAACAATCGAGAACCCAGCACTTGCATTAGCCCTCACCTGACTAGAGATGGAGCCTTGTGTGTTCGTGACGGTGGAGCTGCCGGCGTCCCAGCACCAGGCGACGTAAGTATCGTTTAATCCATTTGTGTGAAAATAGTCGAAGGGACCTGTGCCGGATTTGGTTAAGCTAAATCCAGTCAATGAGACGCCGCTAACATACCCACGATCGTCAGTAGCGCCTGCTCCACCTTCTGTGGTAGTTGAGTTGCTTGAAAGCTTTTTGCCTGTGGTGAACCCACGCACAGAGTCCTGCAATACGTGATTAAAACCTTGAGCGTTAGACCTATTTTTTATCCAGATGAGATCACTTTCAAACCCCAACCCCGAGATCGTCTGCGTGCCGCCATTGCCCGTGTAGAGCTTCACATCCATCACCGTGCTCGGGTTCACGATGGTGGGTGCCGGCAGGTTTGCCGTGCAGAGCGCCTTGAAGCCGCTGGGGGCGGTGTAGGCGAAGGGGCGTTGGCCGAAGTTCCACGCGCCCGAAGCCGTAGCGTCAGTACGAATTACAGGGAACCATGTGCCAGTAAGTCCACTAAAGGCCGTACCCTGAGATACGCCATTTTTATAAAAGACAAGTGTTCCGGCATCTAGGTCAAGGGCAACTCCAATGACATCACCATTGGTAAAAGATGCGCCGTATGCGCTTTCGGTCAAAGTTGCACCATTAAATTTGTTGCCGTTGTGATGAAGGTAGATGCGAATGCCCGCAAAAGTTGCACCACTCTCAAGCGGATTGTCTGAAATGCCAGGACCGTACAGGTTGGAAGTGCCTGAAGGGGTGCTAGTTAGAGTGGTTTCCCAGTACCATTTGCCGCTTGACACACCAATCGTTCCATAACGATGTGTGCTATTTACTGTTGAGCTGTAATCTAGATTGCCATTGGCAAGTATGCCATTTGAGCTGCCGCTGAGCGGATTCAACGTGCAGTAATTCCCCCGCACCTGCCCCCCACTTCCCGTATCAACCTCGCTGCCGTTGACGGGAACGTCTACGAGGCTGTCGTTGCCTGCACCGGCGGTGACGCTGAGATTGTTTGGCGTCCAATTGTTGCTGCCGGCGGCATCCTTGCCCAGCGTGGTGGCGGTGGCTGCGGAGTTATCCGCGAAGGTCAGGCGGAACCCGTTGGTGCCGTAGGTGCCGGTGTACGCCTTAGGCACCCACACGCCGGTGGTGGCGGAGAACTCACCAAAGCTGGTGGGGTCTAGCGCTTGGCCGTCGATGAAGTGGATGTCGGCTAGGTAAAGTGAGGCGTAATACTGGTTGTCGTATCCACCGCCGATGTAGTGAGTATTTGTGGAGTTGATGTTCCAGTCTTGGTTGGCTGGGTAACTGGCGGTGTCGAAGACTGTTACTTGTGTTCCATTGACGTAGAGCTTGACACGGTTACTGGCCGTTGATTGAGTTACATCAACAGCAAGGCAGATGTGAAGCCAGGCAGAGGGATCCCTGTAAACAGGCGTAGTAACAAGCTGAAAGTTGAAGCCTGTTGTGTAGTTGTAAAACCAGAGCTTGTTGTTTGCGTCGAACTCTAGAGCGGTTGAATCAAGTGGGCTAGCAGCAAAGGCGTTAAACAAGCCGTAGCGAACGCCCAGCCCGCTTCGCTTCACCCACCCCGCCCAGGTCCACGTCTTGCGGTTGCCGGCTGATGCGGGGGTGCGGCTGAGAAAGGCCGAGTCGGGTGCGTTGAACCGCAGCGAACGGCTGATGCTGTACCCACCAGCACCAGCAGGAGCGCCAAGCAGCAGGCTGTTGTTGAGCACGCTCATTTCACGTCCGAGATCAGGCGAGCGGTGATGCGGGTGGCCGATTCGACGTAGTAGGCGATCACGTCCACTGCGCTGGCCGTTGTCGTGAGTGTAGGCGCAGTTCCGCCAGGCCATTTCCAGCTACTGCCCCAGGCCGCCGTCCGCGAGCCGGTGCCGTCCTGCGTGATCACGATCGTGCCCGACTGGCCGGCCGTGAGGTTGCTCGGGTTGGCCAGCGTCCGGTTGCCGCCGAGCGTCACGCTGAAGTTGTTGCCGGCCGCGAAGTCCGGCGTGATCGTCGCGCCATCTGTGAGCGCCACCACGCTGCCGCGCTGTGCTGCCGTGAAGCTCTGCGCTGTCGCCAGTGCCGCATAGCCCGAGATGGTCTGGCCGGCCGCGAAGGTGATCGCGCCGGTCATGGTCCCGCCAGTCCTTGATAGAGCAGCGTTCGCCAGGTCGAAGGCCGACTTGACCGCGTTCGGGGTTGCGGCTGTCGAGGTGCTGGTGCTGCTGGTCGAATCGGTCAGCTGCACCACGCCCACCACGCTGGTGGTGCCGGCCACAATCTTGCTGCCGCTGATCGCAGCGCCCGCTGCAATGTCGGCGTTCACGATCGCGCCGGAGAGCACCAGCGTGCCGTCTGCGTTCGGCAGGTAGATCAGGCGGTCTGCAGTCGGATCAGCGGCCAGCAGCTTGGTTTCGTTTGCGTCGTCGGTGCTGCCCTCAAACACGAGCCCAACGTTGGCGCCGAGCGTCACGTCCGCTGTGAAGGTGCCGCCAGCCCTGGGCATGGCAGCTGCAGCCAGGTCATAGGCCGCCTTCACCGCCGTGGGTGTGGCAGCCAGCACGGAGCTGGTGGTGCCGGTGCTGTCGCTCAGCTGCACCACGCCAGCCACGCTGGTGCTCGCCGATGCCACGCTGATCGCAGGCGTGGTGGTGCCATCAGTGACCGAGATGGCGCCGGAGCCGGACACGCTGGTGACGGTGCCCACGTAGTCGGCGCCCCACTCAAGGCCAGTAGCTGCAGCGCTGTTGGCGCGCAGCACTTGGCCGTTGGTGCCCACGCCGAGCTTGCTCAGCGCGGTGCTGCTCGAGGCCGCCAGCAGATCACCCTTCGTGTAGGTGGTATTGCCGGTGCCGCCCTTGCTGGCCAGCAGCGTGCCGCTGGTGATGTTGTCGGCGTTGCGGCATTCATTCGACACCTCCTCGAGCGCCGCCTGCACGTTGGTGGCGGAGATGTTGGCGGCCGGCGAGAAGCTGACGTTGTTGGCCGACTGCGCCACGAACGTGGACGACACATCGATCACGGTCCAGCTGGACCCGTTGCTCAGCAGCAGGTCAGGCGGTGCCAGTGCAACGGTCGGTGCCGGTGCTGTGCCGGTGCCGCTGATCGACACCACCACGTAATAGCCGTTGTTGCTCGAGCTGGCGGAAGGCAGCGCGTTACCGACCGTCAGACCGATGGCTGAGCCCTCGGTGGTGACGGTTGCGATCTGGTTGGTGCTGGCGTCATAGGTGCCGGCGAAGATCACCGAACCGGCCGAGATGCCAAGCGGCTGCCAAACGTTGCCGTCCCACAGGAAGAACGATTCGTCGAGCGGGTTGAAGAAGATCTGGCCGATAAAGTCGGCGGTGGGCAGCGCTTCGCCGAACTTCGCGGTGGAGTAGTTGGCAAGCTTGGCGCCGGTCACCGCGTCGTCGGCGATCAGCGCTGTCGCGAAGGTGCCGCTGGTGATCTTGCTGGCCGGCAGCGCAGGGATGTCGGTATCCGCCAGCGTGGTGCCAGCCGTGACGTGCCCCTGCGCGTCCACCGTCACCTTGGGGTAGGTGCCAGCGGTGGTGCTGTTGCTGTGGTTCAGCGTGCCGCTGCTGACCGACAGGCCAGTGCCGGGCTGGATGATGCCCTTGGTGCTGCCGGTGGCGTCCGGCAGATCGCCAGGCACCAGCGCACGGAAGGTCGGCGCTGCGTCAGATCCTGTAGTCGGACCAGCGAACACCCGTGCTGCGCTCTGCGTGTCGAGCGTGGTGGTGATCGTGGCGCTGTAGTTGTCGGGGTAGGCAACCGAGAACGACAGTGGGGTGCTGTCGCTGAAACTGATCGTGCCGAGCGATGCTTGGCGCACCCAGCTGGTGCCGTCCCAGGTGTATTCGATGCCGGTGTTGGTGTTCAGCCACTGCTGGCCGATGAACGCGCCATCGCCGGATGGCGTGGAGGCAGCGACCACCGCAGCGGACTGATCCGCCAGCTTGGCGGCCGTGATCGCGTCATCAGCCACCTTGCCGGTGGTGACAGCGCCAGTGCCGAGCTTGGCTTCAACGACAGCGCCGCTGGCGATAGTGGCCGCGAACGATCCGGTGCCGGAGCCTGTCACATCACCGGTGAGGGTGATCGTTTGGTCGCCGGTGTTGGTGCCGGAGCTGGTGCCGCTGTGGGTGCCGGAGAAGGTGCCGGACTGCGTGGCGAGCGTGCCAAGGCCAAGCGTGGTGCGCTGTGCTGCAGCGTCGGCGTCGTCGAGCAGCGCACGGCCTGCTGCGGTGCAGGGGATCTCCTCAACATCACCGGAGCCAGCGGTGCTGCGGCCGAGCAACACGTTGCTGCTGCTGGTGTCCTGCAGCTTGGCGTAGGTGACGGCGCCATCAGCCAGCGCTGCCGTGCCGAGGTTGCTGGCCTTGGCGGTGGTGACGGCACCATCCGCCAGCTTGGCGGTCGTGACGGAACCATCCGCCACAGCCGGGGCGATCGCGCTGTAGGAGCCGGAGCGGTAGATCTGCAGCTCGCCGGTGCTGCTGTTGACCCAGCCGCGGCCGTCGAAATTGTCAGAAACGGGCGCCGAGGCGCTGATCGCCACTGAGCTGCTGTCGGCAAGCTTCGCTGCGGTGACGGCATCGTTCGCCAGTGCGGCGGTGCCGAGCTTGGTGGTGCTGGTCTGATCCAGCTTGTCGAGATCGATCGAGGCGGCATCGATCAGATCGAGGCCGGCATCCACCAGGTCCTTGGTGGTGACCTTCTTCGTCTGCGATGCCGAAACGTCAGCAATGGGCAGCACGTCGGTGGCTGCCACCGAGGCCTTCGGCAGGGCTGTGAGCTGGGTTATGCGCTGGTCAGCCAAAGCTCAGCCTCCAAGGGCACCACTGCTAGAGCCCATGTTAGTCCTCAGTTTCCTTCAGCAAGAAGTCGAGCGACTGCTCAAGGTTGATGCGGTCGTCGTCCTCCTTGAGGAGGTATTCATCAATGGAGCCGATCAGCAACCTGATCTCTCCGGTGGTCACGAAATCGATCGTGCAGTTGATGATATCGCCCGCGCGTACTTCAACGCCGGCCTTTGTCACCATCGCGTCGAATTGGTAGAAGACGTTATTAACGCCAGCATCGACTGACTTGTCGGTGAGGTAGAGCGCGCAGTCGAAGCCACTGCCGAGCTCAAGGCGCTGGATCAGCTGCAGCATCAGCAGCGGCGCTTCTGTGGTGCCGGCCGTCGTGTAATCAAAGGCGCAGGTGATCGAGCCACTGCCCGACAGCAGGCCAGCGCTGTAGAGCTGGCGGAACTTGTCGTTCAGGCTGGTGGTGTCGATCGCCTCGCGATCGGTAGCCAGCGTGTAGTCGATGACGTTGCCCAGCACGCTGTAGGACACGTCGCGCACGCGGCACTCAATCGGGATCGGCGCACCGGTGAACTGGTAGAGCGCCAGCTCATTCGCGCGCGTGTTGTTGACCGCATCCTGGAAGGTGCGGAAAAAGCGCAGGCCACCGGCTGCGTTCACGTTCACGTAGGCGGAGATGCCGCTCTCCACCGTGCCGCTGCTCCATGCAGCACCGGTGAAACAGACCAGCCCGCGGGCGTCGGTGGTGTTGATGTCCACTTTGTCGCCGGTCAGCAGGTTGTCGCCTGCACTGTCGAAGCTCAGCCGGTTCAGGCTGGTGTTCACGTCGGCAGGATCGATCTGATCCTGCAGCGCGCTGATCAGCACCGAGGTGGCACGCCTCAGCCTGACGTTGCCCTTGGTGCCGAGGAAGAAGGTCATGCGATCACGCCGCCAGCGATAAAGTCGCCATCAACCGTGAACTGGATCGGTACGGTCACCAGCTCGCCGGTGCTGACGCCAACCTGCGCCGAGGTGATGTAGGCGAAGAACTCCAGATCATCGGCTGCGTCATCACTGATGCGCAGGCGGAGCTTTACGCGATCGGTCTCGGTGACGGCGCCCACCTTCTGCACCTTGCCGAGCAGTGCGGTGAACTGCGCCAACGTGGCCGACTCGCCGGCCTCGAGGCGGTAGTAGAGCAGCGTGGCCGAACCGCTGGCGGACTTCAGGCCAGGCGTGAAGGTTGCGGCGGTGCTATCGATCGCGGTAGTGCTCAGCAGCTCCACGCTGGTCTCAACCGACCAGTCGCGGATCTTCGCCACGGGTTTGTAGGCCGCGCCGTCCCAGAACTCCAGCTTGCCCGTGCGGCCTGTGTAGAAGCCCATGAACGGCGGCCCAGTCTGAAATCAGGCTAGCGAATGGTGAAGCCACTATCCGCGAAGGATGCGATCAGGCTCAAGGTCTCTGCGCCCGATTGCACGCACGGATGTTCAATGGCCTTCACCGAAACCTGTCCGTCCTCATCCATTTGCACCTCCGTTACTCGGAACACCCGCTTGCGGGTGATTGAGGTGCCGAGCACGAACAGGCGGCCGACATAAGGCGCCAGCGCTGAGGCGGTGCCGTTGGTGACGGTCACGCTGTCCACGCTCACCACCGCGCTGCCGGACTGGTAGACCAGCGCCTTCAGGCCGCTGCCGTTCGGCACCTGCCCGATCGGCGTGTTGAGCACACCGCCGGGCTCCACCACGCCGGTGCTGACCTGATCCCACTGGTTCTCGCCGATCGCCACGTAGATGTAGCTGCCGGGCTCCAGCACGCTGTCGGTGGGGAAGGTGGAGAACTCGATCGCGCGGCGGATGTGGCGCCGCTGGTTGCACAGCAGCTTGCCGAACAGGACCGCCTGGCTGCGGTTGGTGACGTACTGGGAGAGGTCGAAGGTCTGGCGCACGCTGTTGGCCTCGAGCGCATCAGCGCGGCTCACCTCCACGCTGCGGTTGCGCGGGAAGACGCCATCGATCTCGGTGTCGCGGTAGATCACCGAGGCGATCAGATCCTGCACGCTGCTGCCGAAATCGAGGAACTCCTCGCGGTAGCTGTCCTCGAGGATGTTGCCCTGGTTGAACAGCGCCGAGATGGTGACTTGGCGGGTGATGTTGCCTGCGTCATCGCAGGGAACGGCAGGCACCAGCGTTTCGCGGCCACCGACACGGCCGAGCTCGAGCAGCGAGAACGGTGCCACGTCCGCCCAGAACTGCCGCCACGGCACCTGCTCGGCGATCACGCCATCCATGAACAGCTGGTTCTGACGGCAGAAGCGCTTGGCCAGTGCCAGCGCCTTGAGATCAACGCCGCCGATCTTGGCGAACCGTCCGATGCCGTTCTCGCCGTCGAGGATTGTGTCGAGGAAGATGTCGGGCGCGTAGCTGCTGGAGCCATCCGGCTGTGAGGGGTAGGTGCCGTCATCGCGCAAGCGGCGCAGCTTCTTGCCCTCCAGCGTGAACACCGACAACGAGCGCAGGTCCTGGATACCTTGGCCGCTGTAGGCGTTGAAGCCGAGCAGCGTCAGGCCGCTGTAGAGGTTGGGATAGTTGTTGAAGGTCTCAATGCGCTGCTCCGTCACAGCGCTGATCGAGAACTCGGGACCACCTTCAAAGCTGAAGCTGGTCTGGGTGTCGGAGCGCATGGAGAACAGCCCCCACTCGTCCACCTCGTAGGGGTTGACGTTGATCGGTGGCTTCAGGCCTTGCCGCGCGCGCACGCTCCCGAGGAAGGTGAACTGCCCGCCAGCCGGTCCGGGGATGATCTGCACGTCGCCGCTGTTCTCGATGTAGGCGAAGTCAGCGAAGCCGTGGAACTGCATCTCGGCAGCAGGCTCAGCGATCGGATCAAAGCGGAACTGCCAGTTGCCGATGTTGTCGCCTGCGATGAACTTCAGCGACATGAAGTTGTCCACGTCAGCGCCACGGCGCACGGCGAAGATGTAGGGCAGCCGGCTCCACTCAGCGCCGGTGCGGCGGTAGCGCAGCCAAAAGAAGGCAGCGCGCACCTTGGTGCCGTTGTCGCTGTCGCGGAACCGCTCCACCTTCTCCTTGCCGTACTTCGGCGCACGGCCCTGGATGCGCTTGAACACCTTGGCCTTCAGCGCGAAATCCACCACGCGGCACTCGGTGATGGTCTCGTAGCCGGCCTCCTCCATCTTCACCAGACACTTGGTGTTGAAGTAGTCGTTCCAGCTGTTCGGATTCTCGAGGTAGCGCTGTAAAAAGCCAATTCTGTCGTTTTTGGTTGCGATCTGGCTGCGCAGGTTGGCGTCACGCGCCGCCATTGCATTCAAATCGAGATTGTTGGCGTCTGCGTAAAGCTCAGCCAGCTCCTTTTGCAAACGGCTTTGCCGCCTGAGCAGAACCTTGCGGTCTTCACGCAGGGTGCCACCCTTCGGCGTGTTGAAGCCATACTCTCGAATTGCCCAGTCGAGCTTGGACTGCTGATTTCTCAGGCGCTTGCTCAAGGTCGCAATTCGGACTCTGGCTTCCCTGATCCACTGCCTCCTTCTGTCGATGAACGCTTGATTGGTGTTGTTCTTCTTGCGCTCTGCGCTGATCTCCTCTTGCCATTCTTCGATCTGGTTTCTTTCGTCGTCTCGGCTCTGACGGGTGTTGAGCACCCTTTGGGCAAATGGATTGATGCGATCGTCGAAGATGTCGCCATCGTCGTTGACGATGCTGTCAAGCTCGCCTGCAGTCCACCGATGATCCCGAAGGTCTTCAATCTGAGCGATCAGCGAGTCGATCTCGCTCAGCTTTGAACTGATGCCGCTTCCAACGCCGGACTTGAGAATCGATTCATTGCGCAGCAGCTGATCGTTCAGCGTTTCGACTTCACCCTGCAGCTGGATGATCTCGCGCTGCGCTTCGCGGCCGTTCTTCTTGAAATCCTCGGTGCCGTAGTCCTCGATCGGGCAGATGCCAGCCTCGATGCACTCCATCGAGACACGCATGGCGCCGTCCTCCAGCTCCACGTTCTTGATCGGTGCCGCCACGCGGAACTTCGCGCTGCCGAGCTTGTAGGTGCTGGCCGCATCGATGTAGCTGGACAGAGTGCGGCGCAGCTCCTTGGCTGCGCGCCCAGTGTCGCTGCCGCCTGATCCGATCTGCCGGAAGATCAGCGTCATGCGCTGACCGATCGGGACGGTGGGGCGCGCATCGTTCAGCACGTTCAGCGGCCAGTAGCTCTCCAGCCCGCTGATCTCAACGCCGAGCGGTGCGTCCTTCTCCCTGCCGTCCTCATCACGGTCGATGTAGACCACGTTGATCGGGATCGGTGCGAAAACACCGAACCGTGTCATGGTGCTCGGCGAGAAGGCCTGGCTGAAGCCGTCCAGATGGTTGTCGCCGATCAGGGTCGGCCGGTAGGCGATGCTGCTGGCGGCCTCGCCGATGCGCGTCGGGTCGCTCTCATCGCCGCGGATCAGATCAGAGAACCGCAGCGGCCGGTTGGCGCCGAGATACGCCCAGGTCTTGCCGGCTGCCAGCTGACGGATCGGTGTCTGGCCGAACGCAATCCGGCCGGGTCCGATGCGCTGGATCTCGGACGCGCCGATCACCACCAGCATCTGCATGAACTGGCTGGAGCCCTCGCTATGAACAGCCGACCACACCAGCGAACTCGCCACGCGCACGCCGCCGGTCGGGTTGTCGTCCACGTTGCAGTAGACGAGGTTTACCGGGTCGCCGTACTTCGCCAGCTCCTGCTGTGAGTTGAAACCAAACCGCGGGGCGAACACCTGATCACGCCGCTGCCGCTGGTTCTTCTGCTCCATCTCCGGCTTCGGAGCGAGCAGGTAGCTGACCGCCTGCAGGATGATGCCGACCACCGCGAGGATGATTGAGATCGGTTCGGCGCGCAATTCCTGCAGCTTCTCCTCACGCGATCGCGTGAAGTCGTGCTGCACCGCCAGAAACTCCAGATACTCCTCTTCGGAGACCTTGAGGATCTGGATGAGCTCGTGCTCGTAGGGCAGCAGCTTGCGCGTCATCGATCCATCCAGAAGTAGCGCGCCACGCCATCAGGCAGCGGCGCCTGAACCACATTCTGCCCCGGTCCGATGAACAGCAGCGCCCGGCCGAGACAGGTGCCGAGCGCTGTGCCACCACCGGCCGGCAGCAGTGCCACCGCGCCGCGCTGCGGGCGCTTCAGCGGGCTGCCGTGCTCGAGCACCCAGCGCACGATCATGGAGCGCGGAAAGGTCTCTTCGTTCCAATCGCGATAGACCCACGCGAAGTGCTCGCGGTAGCTGGTGAGCCCCAGCCGATCGCGCACCTCGCACGCCAGCTGAAAGCAGTCGGTGAGCCCGCTGCCATCGCCCGGCCGGTGTCCCCAGCCGTAGCCGAGTCCCACCAGGTCATTCATCGCAGGTAGAGCTCCGAGTTGAGCGGCAGCGGTCCCACCATGTCGCGGGTGAAGCTGCGGCCGGGGAAGCTGGAACCCACGCTGTCGATCGCCGAGCGGAAGCGCAGCTCGATGGTGGTCTCGCTGAAGCTGGCGCCGAGGCCGATGTAATAGTCGGTGGCGGTGTTGGTGATGGCGCCGGCAGCGTTCAGCCAGGCGGTCGTGAGCGTCAGCTCGCTGAGCCGGTTGCCGTTGCCCGCCTCAACCAGCAGCAGCGCAAAGTCCACATGGGGGAACAGCACCTGCAGCTGCGCGTTCTCACCGTTCAGTGTGGCCAGAGCCCCTTCGGCGCGAAATGGCGCGAAAAAGTAGCTCTCGCTCTGCAGGATGGCGGTCTGCGCCACGAAATAGTTCTGGTAGCGGTGCGTGACGCCATCGGTCGTCTGCAGCTTGAAGAACTGGCAGATGCGGATCTCAGCCATCAGAAGTCGATCTCTCCGATCAGGGTGATCGAGACACGGCTGCGGCCGGTGTACACCGACTGCACCTCAGGCGGCCCGGCATACTCCCAGCGGATGCTGGTCGGTGCCTGGATGTAGCCGCGCAGCGTGTCGGTCATGCCGGCGAACAGGTCAGCCGGCAGGGTGAAGCGATCGAAACCACCGCTCGAGCCGTTGTAGTGCGCCAGCAGCTGCGATGTGGTGGCGTCGGAGATGTTGTCGAAGCCGAGCTGCAACTCAAAACCACTGGGGCGGCTGCCGAAGGCGCGTTTCACGGTCGCACCCGACAGCGCCCGGTAGGTCTTCACCGGGAAGGTGCCGAGCTTGAAGGCTCGGGTCGTCGGCTTGATCCGGGGGAACTGCTCAGCCATCAGCGCAGCCCCACACGGGTTCGGGTGGACGGGCTCTGCTGCAGTTTATCGAGCGTCATGGTCATCCCACGCTTTGCGCCGTCGCGGGATGCAGCGCGCCGGGTTTCGGCCATGGCAGCCTCGAGCTGGTCGCGGCTCACGTATTCGACGCCGCCGATGTTGGTGCTCTGGAAGCTCATGTTCAGCACCGGGGCGCCCATGCCTTGCGTCGGCCCGGCACCCATGGCCTCGCGCATCTTGTCCTGCCCCTGCAGCGCCACCGGGATGCGGCGCCCATCAGGCAGCGGCACATAGGCCTCGGGCTTGCTGCCCTCGCCGTAGAGCGCCAGCTGCGGCCGGTTGGCGATGCCGCCCTGTGCGTAGCGCTTGAGGGGTGCAGCGCCTGCGCTGGTCATCACGCCGCCATTGGCGAACTTGAAGAAGCCACCGCCGAACGCGCCGCCCAGAAGTTGATTAAGGCCGAAGCGCAGGAGCATGTTGCCGATGTCCTTCAGCACGCCAGAAGCAATGCCTTTGAGCACGTCACCAAGATTTTCGGCGCCGGTCATGGCCGCCTCAATGGCTGCATCAATGCTGCCGATAATGCCTTCGCTGATGGTTCCGCCAATCGCAGCCTTGAGCTCCTTGAACTCAGCCGCGCGCTTCTCGTCTTTCTCTCGTTGCTCGCGCGCTTTCTTCTCGGCCTCCGATTCTTGGATTGTCTTGTCCACGATCTGCCCCTGCAGGCGCAGGCGCTCCTTGATCGCCTCCACCTGCTTTTCCAGTTCCTTGCGCAGCGCGCTCTCCACCGGCAACGTGGCGATCCGCGCCTCAAGCTCGGTCTGCAGCGCCTCCAGCTTCAGCTTTTCGATCGCGGCAACACCTTCCAGCTCGGTGCGCAGCTTGGCGATCTCGGGGGTGATGCCCTGCTTCAGCAGCTCGAAGTAGCGCACCTCATCGCGCAGCTTGTTCCCGGCCGCCTCCTGCTGGCTGCTGAGCGCATCGGTGATCGCGCCGTATTTCTGCTCCAGCGCCGTGATGGTCTGCAGCTCGTTCAGCCGCTGCTGCTGGCTGGCGAGCGCACCCTGCGCGGCGCTGAGGTTGGCGCCGGCCTGCGTCACGCCGGCCATCGCCGGAGCGGTTGCCGGGGGCAGCGCAGGCGCCATCGGTGCAGCGCCGGCACGCATGGCCTGCGGCAGGAACTGCTTGTAGGCGCCGGACTTGAACACCGACCACGCGCCGAAGCCCTGGCTCTCGAACACCTTGCGCGCGGCGCTGGCGTTCACCGCCGGATCGAACAGCGCCTCATTGCTGCCGATGCCGAACGATCGCCGCCGCTCCGGTCCCATGCGGCCGAGCATGTTGACCTGCCAGAGGCCGTAGCTGTTGTCGCCGGTGGCTGCGTTGTTGTTGTGCTCGTTGCTGCGGCCGCCAGACTCGGCCATGGCGATCGCCGCCATGATCGAGGCATCGCGGTCGTTGAAGCCGGCCGCCAGCGCCAGCGCCTTCAGCTGGCCGGCGTTCAGCTGGCCGCGGCCGACAGAGCCCGGCATCAGCCGGTTCGGCCCCAGCGCACCACCAGCACCACCTGCGCCACCGAGCGTTGCGGCTGCATCAGCCGCCCCCTGCTTCATCTTCTCCGCCAGCTTCTCGCCTGCGTCCTGCAGGATGTTGCTGACCTGGCGCGCGTAGCCCTCCTGCAGCTTGCCGATGCCCTCGGCCACGCTGATCTTGAACTCCTCCAGCCGACGCTGCAGATCGGTCTGCGCATCGACGGCGCCGCGCTCGTTCTCAATCCGCTGCTCGTCATAGCGGCGGAAGATCTCCTTCACCTCCTTGGCGGTCTCGATGCCCTCGGTGGAGAGCCCCGCAGCAGCCAGCCGCTGTCGCTCAGCTTCCAGCTGGCGATCCTCCAGCGTTTGCTGCAGCTTGGTGCGCGTGTCGGCGATCTGCCGCTCAATCTTCAGCCGCTCATCGGCGAGATCGCGCTCGAGCTCCATCGCGCGCTTGATCGTCTCGCGCTGGAAGTCGGCGATCTGCTCAGCATTGCGCTGCGCTGCATCCGCCAGCTTCTCCTCCGCGTCCTGGCGGATCTTCAGCTCGTCCTCCAGCGCCTCCTTGCGCGCACGCTGGCGAGCCGCTTCCCGCTCGCCGGCTGCGGCCTCACGCGCTTCGCGCTGGTCAGCTGTCGGGTTGTCGCCCATTGAGCCCATCGCCCGCTGGCGCCGCTCCGCTTGGAACTGCGCGAACAGCTCCTCAGCGCGCTGGTTCTGGAAGCGGTCGATCTCGAAGCCGTAGCGGAAGAAGCCGCCGATTCCGAACTTTTTGCTGGCTTCTTTCTGCGCTTGGATGGTGGCGCGGATCCGGTCCGCCTCGCGCTCTTGTGAGCCTTCCGTCAGCCGCAGCGCATCGGACACCCGCTGCAGCGCGCTGGTGAAGCCACGCAGCAGCGCGATCGCGGTCGGCCCGAAGGCCTTGGCGATGCCTTCGCCCGTGCGGCGCAGCTCGTTCTGCAGATCGGCCAGTGCCTGCGCGCCGGTCTGGAACTGCGCGTTGAGCTTGCCGAGCTGCGTGTCCTGCAGCTTGCCCAGTGCCCGCAGCACCACATCGGTGGTCACCTGCCCTTGGGCTGCCAGATCCTTCAGCTCGCCGATCGAGACGCCGAGCTCCTTGGCGATCGCCTGCGCCGCCAGTGGCGCCTGCTCACGGATGGAGCGCAGTTCCTCACCCTGCAGCACGCCGGAGGCCAGACCCTGCTTCAGCTGGATCAGTGCGTTGCTGGTTTCCTGCGCCGTCGCGCCGCTGTTGCGCGCGGCCGCCGAGAAGCCGATGAAGGCCTTCTCCAGCTCCTGAATGGTGATGCCGGTCGGACGCAGCGAGGCATAGAGCGAGGCGAAGCTGCCCTGCGCCTCGGTGGTGCTGATGCGCAGCGTCTGCGCGATCCGTGCCGCGGCCGCCTGCGCTTCGTTGTATTCGCCGAACTCATCGGTCAGCGCCTTGAGCCGCACCTGCGCGCTCTCGGCCTGCAGACCCACGTCAGCGACGAACTTCACCGCCAGCGCACCGCCAGCAGCCGCCGCAAGGCCGCCAAGGCTGCCGCCCATGGCCAGCAGTCCACCGCCGCCTTTGGTGGTGCCCGTGAGCTTGGCCTGCTGCCGCTGCAGCTTCTCCAGCTCAGCCGTATAGAACTTGAACTGCCGGCTGCCGATCTGCGCTTCGTTGCGCAGGTTCGTCATCACCGTGATCTGACGCTGCAGCGAGTTGAGCGATCCACCGGCCGCCTGCGCCAGCTTCTTGTTCGCCGCGTAGAGCCGATCGAGATCCTTGCTCGAGCGGTTGGCCTGCTGCGCCATGCCCTGCAGGCCGCGCTTCAGCTGGTCGAGCCCCTGCCCTTCCAGCTTGGCGGTGAACTTGATCGCCGTGTCGAGGGTCATCGCCATGGATCAACCCTCCTTGTTCATCGCTGTCAGTGCCGCGCCTTCCATGACCTGCAGATCCTCCAGGAGAGAGCGCGGCTCCTTCACTTCGTACAGTCTAAAGAGCCATTCCAGAGCGCCGTAATCGAGCCCGATCGGCCCGCCCATCGACGTGCGCCACTGCGTTGAGATGCGCAGGAACATCACCACCGCATCCCAGTTCTCAGGCCATACCTCAAAGTCTTCGGATGAGGCCTGTTCGGGCAGATCAAGCCCGAACGCGGCCGCATCATCCTGAGACTCATCAACGACGCCGCCGCCGGCCCAGTGCTCGGCGGCCTCGGTCAGTTTTTTCGTTTGCCCTTCGCCAGGCTCTCCAGCCATGCGGTCACCACGGCCGCGGCGACCAGAGGCACGTTCAGCAGATCGGCCTTGGCCTTCTCGCTGAAACGCACCTCCTCACCCTTGGCGTCCTGGATGCCCTTCCAGCCGGTCAGCACCTCGGCGCACAGCTCGTCATCGTTAAGATCACCAGCCTGGATCAGGTCCCAGATCTCGCGGATGCGCTGCTGTGGCAGCCGCTTGAAGACTGCATCGAAGGATTGTTTCTCGAACCGGCCACCATCGATGGGAAACTCAACGGTGACCGGCCAGCTGTAGCTCTCAGTTTGAGCGAGAACAAAAGCCATGCATTAGCTCCGTAGATCAGGTGTAGACCAGGCTCAGCTCATCGTTGCCGGCGCTGGTTGGCACCGCAACATAGGGCAGGTTCAGCATCTGGATGCCGTCCTGGTCAGAGTAGCTGGGGTTGGCAATGTCGGACTGAGCCGTCGTGAAGGTCACGATGTTGCCGGCCGTGCCGCCGTGCTGGAAGCTGATTGAGCCAGTGCTCGAGCCCGTCGCGATCGTGAAGAAGTCCTTGGTGGCGATGCTGGGCGCCTCGATCACCACGTCGCCGGCAGGCGCGCGGTTCACGATCAGCGATTCCTTCGTGCAGCCCACCAGCTCGCGGTAGACCACCTCGTTTGCCATCTGGAAGCTCAGGGACTGCAGGCAGCCGCTGTAGCTGAAGATGGAGAAGTTGGAGGTGTTGCCGTTCTTGAAGATCAGCGGAGCGGCTTGGTTGGCGTAGGTAGGGCTGGGCAGGCTCTCGTCGGTCGGAGCGTTGTAGATGCCCGTCATGGTGAAGGAGATCACCGGGATCTGCCCCACCTCGGCGTTGAGCTCAAAGGTGCCGCGGCAGCCGGTCACCTTGTGGCGGATGCCGTCGTTGTGGAAGTAGATGGTCACCGAGCTGAAGCTCGCGCTCACCGGTGCATAGGTGACGCTGGTGGTGGCCACCACGGTTTCGGAGAGGCCGCAGGCCTTCAGCACCGGGCCGTAGGCGGGCGCAGTGCCGGCAGTGCCGGAGCCGGCCAGTTCCACCTCAAAGGTCACCTCCACGCGGGTCTGCGCCAGCAGCTGATCGCTGTTGCCCAAATACGGCCGGATCAGGTCGCGGGTAACGGTGTCAGCCTGCAGCGGGGTGATCTCAAGGTTCCGCACCAGGATGGCGTTCGCCGAGCCAGTCGGGGTGGGATCAGTCCCGTAGGTGGTTTCAGTCTTCGCCAGGATCAGGCGTTTGCGGCTCAGGAGCGGCATTGCTCGTTACCTCTTCGGGGGGTTCGGAGGAAGTGGCCGGCTCTGTCCGCTCGATGAGCTTCCGTTTGCCGGTTTTGGAGTCCAGCAGGTAAGTCCCGCCTTGACCCCAGTATTCATCGACCATCGTAGCCATGATCAGCTCGCCAGATTTGTGACGGAGGTTCGATACATCACACGATAGTCGCACTGGATTTCTCCAGCCGCGCCGTCCGCTTCTGTGAAGTTGAAGGTGACACCGATCGGCTGCACATCGATCGCGTAGCCGCCCAGCGTCAGGTCGGCCATCACCTTGCCGTGCAGGCTTTCGATGATCGGATCAGCGAGCTGATCAGGCACCGCACCGCGCACGATCACCGTGATGCGCACGATCATCGACCAGTCGAGCGTCGGCAGCGCCGTGTTCTGCGCCGCGGTGTCGCTGAGCGGCTCCACCACCAGCGCCGGGCTCTCGGCACGGCTCACCGGTTCCACGCGGCTGCGGTAGATCCGCGTGCTCACGCCGGTGGTGCCCGCCAACGCAGACGTGACAGCAGCCAGAACTCGCTCGCGCTTGGTGGTCATACCTTCTGCAGTCCGATCTCAACGAAGGCGCCGTCATCGATCAGCCGCGTCTCGCGCACCGTGTAGGCCACGCCAGCCACCGTGATCGCGTCGCCGTATTTCAGGCCGCCGAAATCCGCCGCACGGGCGGTCAGCGAGTAGTCGGTGCTCAGCACCATGTCGCCAGAGATGATCTGGCTCGGCATGTCGAGGATGCCCAACGCCGAAACGGCGCCAGCCGTGCAGCTGACGCCGAAGTCGTCGAGGAACCCGTTCAGATCCTCGGTGATCGCCATCAGCCGTACTTCTTCAGGCCGTAGCCGTTGACGGAGTAGGTGGTGGTGCCGCTGGAGGCGATGGTGCCGACGAAGCGGATGTAGCGCTTCAGCTCATCGCGGTTCAGCGTGATCACCTGCTTGCTGGCAGCCTGTGCCACAGCAGTGAAGCCGCCGCCGGTGACATCAGAGAAGTCGCCGGAGGTGGTGGTGTCGCTGTGCTGGATCTTGCCGGTCATGGTGCCGGAGCCACCGGCTGCGCCAGCGTCAAGGATGATCTGGATCTCGCCGTCGAACTCGAGCAGGTCGGCGATGTTGGTGGTGGCGCCGGTGAAGGTCGCGGTCTCTTGGCCAACGGGGTGCAGCGGGAAGTGCTGCAGCTTCTCAATCGTCTGCTGGTAGATCGCCATCGGTGGTCACCTTGGTGCGGGGTTTGCGTTTGGGAGCCTCCTGAGGCTCGGGTGCGGGCTCGGGCTCGGTCACCAGCTCCGCCTTCTGCACTGCCACCAGGTAGCGAATGTCAGCCGCTGAGGCCTCCACCACATCGCCGGCCTTGACCGACTGACCACCAGCAACAGTGTCGTGCAGGATCCTGATCTTCATAGGTTCAAGGGGCAGCCGTTAGGCCGCCCCGCCTCCTGCAGATCAGAGGGTGTTGTTGCCGCGGCAGAAGCCCTCAGGATGACGGACGGCGAAGTCCACATCCTGCAGAGCCACCACGCGCACGGTGCCGCTGGTGCTGTGGGTGTAGGGATCCACGGTGAGATCCAGACCAGACCACATCGCCATGATCAGCTGGCTCCACACGGCAAAGAAGATGTCGTTGGCAGCCACCTGGTTAGACACCACGGCGTTGTAGCCGTTGACGGTGCCGCCGGGCTCGAACACGTAGGCGCCGGTATCGGTGCCCTTGTCCTTGGTCTTCAGAGCGCCGCGCATGGAGGCGTTCATCAGGTAGGCCATCGCGCCGATGTCGGCGTTATCGGCAGCGATCAGGCTCTCCATGTCCACCACCTCGGCGTAAGTCGGGGTGTTGGCGGCGAAGTCCTTGGTGTTGATGCCGGTGGTCAGCTTGATGCCCAGAGGCTGGTTGGAGTTGCCCAGGCCGTAGAGACCCACGCGATCGATCTCAAGTGCCAGCACGGTGGCGAGATCCTGGCGGATCATCTGCTCCACGTCGATGCTGGACTGCAGCATCAGGCGGCGGCTGTAGTCGGTGAAGGCGCCCACGGTCTTGGGGCTCAGGTTCACCTGATCGACGGTCTGGTTGCTCTCGGTGGGAGAACCGGACTCAGCCACCCAGTAGGCGGTTGCAGCGCCGGTCTGGCGGGGGATCGCCACGTTGCCGCTGAGGCCGGTCAGCGAGGTGACGCCCAGACCAGCAAGGGCGGAGCGGTTGCGCAGCAGCTCGATGAAGGAGCCGGGGCGGAAGTCGGTGCCGACCAGATCACCAGCCGAAGCGGCAGATGCAACGGTCAGGTCGCGGCGCAGCACCTCGTTGGGCACCATGATGCCCTGCGCGGTCTTGCCAGCCTTGGCGGCAGCAGCCTCAGAGCACTCACGCTCGAAAGCGGCGGCTTCCCACAGCTTGCGGTCTTGGGGGTTGGCGAGAGCATTGATGGCGCGCTGGAAGGAGAAGCTGCGCACTTCCTTGTCGGTCATGCCGATGTCGGAGGCCTTCTCAGCCACGGGCTCAACCTTGGCGCCGATCTTCTCGAGCACAGCAGCGCGAGCCTCGTCGAGGCTGCGGCCACCCTCGATCAGCTGGCGGCCGAGATCAGCCATGCCGTGCTTTTCGGTCAGAGCAGTGATGCCGGAGATGCGGGCGCGCTCAGCTTTGGCAGCCTCAGCAGCCGCTTCAGCCCGCACCGCCGAGATGTCGGGGGTGTTTTCCATCGGAACCTCAGGTTCTGTTTCGGGGGTTGGTGATGCGGCGGAGGCCGCAGGATCGGCCTCGAGAGACCGACCCACACCCACAGTGGGGTCTGCAGGTATGCTAACCACGCTCACTTCGTAGGGAGCCCAGCTGGTAGCGACGAAATCACCGCTGCCGCGTTGCTCCATGTCGTTGATCGCGTAGCCGAAGCTTACGTTGCGCAGCACGCCGTCACGCACATCCGCGAGCACTTCCTGCGCGAAGGCGTTGCGGCTGAACTTGACCTTGGCGTAGCCGCGCTTTTTCTTGCCGTCGATCCACGCGCGCTCAACAACACCGATCACCTTGTCGGGATCGTGGTTGAACAGCAGCGGCGCAGAATCATTCAGCCGCGAAAGATCAGCGCTGCGCTCATCGTGGCTCAGCACTTCATTGCCGAAGTAGCGAGCGACAGGAAACTCGCTCGAAAAGGGGAACTCAATCGACCGCTCGTCTTCGCTGACCGTGAAGTCAGCAACTTCCGAGCGTTTCAACAGTTGCCCTTCAAGGTCACGCGATAGATCCATCGGTGGTGTCCGGGTTGTCTGTCCCATTATCGTTCGCTACTGCTGCGTTACCGGCCGGCACCACATCGGCGCTGGGGTCGGTGTCGAACTTCAGGTCCAGCTGCTCGGCATCGTCCAGCTCCTGCCGGCGTGCGCGCATCAGCTCCTCGAGGTCGCCGCCCTGCTCCGCGACCACCTCACTCAGGGTCTTGAAGCCGTTGCGCACCGCCAGCGCGTAGGCCTCCACCTCCTTGGCAGGGTCCACCCATGCCCAGCCGCGCGGCATCCACCGCACCGCCTTGTAGCGATCGGCCTGCAGCTCGTAGTTCGGCAGCGGCAGCGCACCGCTCAGCACGGCCATGTCGAGCCAAGCATCGAACACCCGCTGGTGCAGGTTCTCGATCAGCCAGTTCTGCAGGATGCGCCAGTGGTCGCGGTCCTCCAGCAGCGAGAGCCGGCTGCTCGAGTAGTTGGTCTGGCTGAAGTCGCGGCTGATCGTCTCGTAGCTGCAGCCGACACCGGCCGCCATTGCCCGCAGCATCGCCCGCAGGAACGGCTCGAACTGCCCATCCGGGGCATCCAGCTGCGGCACGCTCACCGACTCGCCGGGCGCCAGGTACTTGAACACGCCGGGCTCGAAATTCGACACCCGCTCGCCGTTCATCACCTCATCGCCCTGCAGCTCGCCCTCGGGGCTGGTGATGAAGCCCATCAGCGCGGAGCTCGCGCGCGCGCGCACCACCTCGGCCTGCTCATAGCCCTGCAGGTGATGCAGCCGCTGGATCGCGCTGGCGAACCACGTCACGCCGCGAGTCTGCCCCGGCCGCTCCATCCGGTAGAGGTGGATCACCTCCTCGGCCGGCACGCGCTTGTGCCGCTGCGTCGAGATCTGCTGGTTGCTGAACTGATAGTCGCCGGGGTGATAGGCGAGGAAGTGATACGCCACCGGGCGGCCCCAGGTGTCCACCTCCACGCCCATCCTGATTTCATTGCCCTGCTGGCTGCGGCCGTTGAGCCCGTCATCCAGCAGATCAGCCTCGAGCACCTCGATCGCCAGCGGCACGCTGCTGCCGCCGAACGGCTGCTTCACCAGTCGCACGAACACCTCGCCCGACTCGGCGCAAGCCCGCACCACCAGCCGCTCGATGTCGTGGAACGTCAGCTTGCCGCCGGTGTGGCAATGCCGCGCCTTCGTCCACTGGCGCCATGCCTGCTCAATCTGATCGTTGATGCCACCATCCAGCCGGCCGCCGCGCAGCATCCGCACCTGCGACTGGAACGGGATGCCCTGCCCCACCACGTTGCCCTCGATGGCACGCAGCGCCTGGCGCGCATAGTCGTTGTCGCGGCACAGCTGCCGTGCCCGATCGCGCAGCTTCTGCGCCGAGCCGTACACCTCGCTGTCCGCGCTGGTGTTGCCCGTCACCCAGTCAGCCGTCAGCCGCGAGAACTTCGCGCCTTCATACATCCGCCGCCGCGGTGCCTTCACCGGTTCCGGTGTGCCGCGCTGCAGCCAGCCCAGAATTGCGCTGCGGACGCCCATCAGAACCTCACGAACAGGTTGTGTGGGCTTCCGAGCCCATTTGCGACCATTGTGGCCGCCTGTTCGCGCTTAACCTCCGCCTTCAGCTTGCTCTCCAACTGGATCAGGTCCGCCATCTCGTACTTCTTCAGGCTGCGCGTGCCGATCTTGTACTCCTGCACCACGCCGCCGGAGACGATCGCGCGGATCGCCGCCTGCACTGCCTCGAGATCCTTCTGCGCCTGCGAACGGCCATCGAACGCGCTCGGCTGGCCGGTGTAATCCAGCCCCGGCAGCACCGTCAGCTGCCCAGCGCCGATCGTCGTCACCGCACCGCCGGTCGTCGCAGTCGCCACCGCCTGCCAGTACCACTGCCCGCTGGCAAAGCCGTCCGTGGTGGTCTTCGCGATCGTGAACGTCCACCCGCTGCCTGCCGGTGTGCCCGCCACCGTCACGCCGGCCACCGTTGCGCCCTGGTGGTTCGTGTTGGTGCGCAGGTAGTAGGTCAGCCCGTGGTTGCTGCCATCGATCGCAGCGCCGAGGTTGTCGCGTGACGCCTCATCGCGCCACGTCACCGTGTCACCGGCCCTGATTTGCGCGGGGATGTTCACGGCCTCACCAGCTGGTAGCGAACGAAGGCGCTTTGCCCTTGCTCGATCTTAGCTGCGGCTTGCTCGCACCATCAGCTGCCTTCTGCAGCCTTGCTTCCAGCTGATCCCAGATTGTTCTGCGGTCGTACCGCGAATAGAGCCGATTTAATCCCGCATAGGCATAGACCAGGCAATCCAATGCCTCGTTACGGGCGCTTGGTTTCTTCACCCATTCCCTCACGGGAAATCCCTTCACGTACCGCAGCGCCTGCTTCTCAGCCGTCAGCTGCTCGAAATACTCCCCACCCGTCTGCGCGTGGAAGTGCAGGTAGCCCTCGCCCGGTTCGTTGTGCTTCAACCTGCCGAACAGCGTGGTCTTGATCGTGTCGCCACCCACCGGCCACACCTGCGCGCCGCGCTTCAGCGTCTGCCCCTTGGCGTTGATGTCCACCTTGCCCGGCTTGCCGATCGGCGGCTTGCCCCGCTGGCTCTGACCCTTGATGGCGATCACGCCCACACCAGCGCGCTCCCGCGCGTACTGGTACACCTCCGCCGTTGCGTGGCCGCCGGAGTCCACCGCCACCACATCCGCCCGCAGCTTGCCGCCACCGGCGTGCTCCCATTCGTGCAGCACCAGCAGGTCCAGCTGCTTCCACACCTCCGCCTGGCACGGGTCGCCCGCGATCTCTTGGTGATCGATCAGCCAGCCCTCCTCGCCGCGGCCCCAGCCCCACACGCTCACCGCCAAGCGATCACCGGCTGAGCCGCCACCGCCCTGCACGTCAACACCGATGGTCACCGCCAGCACGCCATCCGGCAGCCTGCCGCCCGCATAGGCCTCGCATCGCTCCAGCAGCGTGCTCGCGCTCACCTTGCTGGCGAAGTCCTCCTCCCATGTCTCCGCCAGCCGGGTGTTCACGAAGCTCTTGAGCATCGGTGCGTCCGACTTCGCCCGCAGGAAGTCGTCCACCATGTCCGCCCAGCTCAGCCAACCCAGCGGGCTGTAGAGCCCCGACAGCTGGAAGCCGGCCGTCTTGCCATCGCTCGGCGCCGTCGCGCGCCACTCACCCTGCCGCAGCATCGCCGGCTTGTGGATCTCGGCGAACCGCTCGTGGCAGTGCTCGCATTCGTAGACCGCTGTGCTCGGGTCGTTCTTCTCCCACTTCAGCTGCGGCCACTTCAGCCACTGCATCGCGCCACAGCTTGGACACGGCACGAAGAAGCGCCGCTGGTCGCTGCGCTCGTACTCCGCCTCGATCCGTGAGAAGTCCTTCACGGTCGGTGTGCTGGTCAGCAGGATCTTCCGCCGCGCGAACGTGGTTGCCCGCTTCTCCGCCAGGCTCACCGGATCGCCCTCGCCGTCCACGTCAGCCGGGAAGGCGTCGATCTCGTCCATGAAGATGTAGCGGCACGGTGTTGAGCGCAGGCCTGTCGCGCTGTTCGCACCCGTCAGCAGCATCATGCCGCCGGGAAACTCCTTCGCGAACATCGTGTTGCCCGAGTCGCGTGCCCGTGCCGGCGCGATCTTCTCCGTCAGCACCGGCGTCTCGCTGATCAACGACTCCAGCCGCTGCTTGCTCAGCCTCTTAGCCATCTCCACGGTCGGCTGCACCAGCAGCATCGGTCCCGGTGCGTGCGCGATCACATAGCCCAGCCAGTTGCTCCCGCTCTCCGTCTTCCCAGTCTGCGCTGCGAACATCATCACCACCCGCTGCACCGTGCTGGTGGTACTCAGGCAGTCCATCGGCTCACGCAGATACGGGGTCCGGTTGGTGCGCCACGGTCCAGGCTCCGCTGAGGCCTTGCTGCTCAGCCGCCGGTGCTTGTCCGCCCACACGCTCACCGTCAGCGGCGGCTCCGGCCGCAGCCCGTCCATGAAGGCCGTGCGCCAAACGCTCATCGGTCTGCCTCCACCAGCGCCAGCAACGCATCGCGGTGCTCATCGCTCAGCAGCTGGTGGATCACCGCAGGGTCAGTCTCACCCGCCAGCTGGTGCGACAGCCGATCGGCCAGGTTGCTCAGCGCCTCTCTCACGCTGCGTCCAATCTGAAACGCCTGCTTCTTCACCTCATCAGCCGGCACCAGCTCCTTGCGCTGCTGCGCCACCTGCAGCTTCGCCAGCTCCGCCTGGTAGTGCTCACGCCGTGCCCGGCTTTCGTTCAGCTCGGGGATCGCATCATCCGGCAGCCGGTCGATCGCCTTGCGCAGCTCCACCGGCGTGCGCGGCTCCACCGGGCTTGGCTGGCTCACCTTCGCGTTATGGGTCGCCTTGGTGTTCCGGTTCCACAGCTCCAGCGCTAGGTCGCGGTCCAGCCAGCGCTTGCCGTCTTTCTCCACCACCGCAGCAGCAATGCGTGAGCGCACAGCTGCAGTCACAGCGGCCTTGCTGCAACCTTTCAGCGCGGCAAACTCAGAAAACGTGACCAGCACTCAGGTCTCGGATCTAGCGTTGAGTTAACTCAGCCTAGTTAACCCCTTAACGCACGGGGGATCTATACGCTTTGATCTCACTCTGAGACCCATTAGGTACCGCTGAGACCTGACGCTAGCCGAAGCGCGGGGTTGCGAAATACCCCCGACCTGGCCGGTGGGGAGGACCCGACCCCCTCGGCCCAAACCCCTTGCGGCGCAAGGGATCTCAGCGATGGGGGTGCGTGACGATACAACGATGCCGTGATCTCAACATGGGTCGCAGTTGAGAACGCCTGCGCTGCAAGGGATCTCAGCGCCTGCCCAGCTTGCGCTGCACCTCGGCCTCGTAGGCCTTGCGCACCTCGGCTGGCCATGCCTGCCCGAAGGCCTTGGTGAGGATCTCGCGCACGGGGAACTGCGGGCGCCGCTGCTTGGGGTTGGGGTCGATGGTGAACACCCGCCGGGTGCTGCGCTCCAGCGTGGAGGTGCGGCTGATGAAGCCCTCTTTGCGCTCGAACACGGCCTTGATCGAGCTGCCCGGCTTGACCGGGCCGACGAAGTACTGCCCACCGCCTTGGCGTGCCTGGCCGAGGATCGTGGCGTACTTGCTCAGCGACACGTTGCCTGCTGCGTTGGTGAGGCCTGAGCCCTTGGCTGGCACCAGCACAGCGCCGGGCGCTTCACGGGCGATCTTGCTGGCTGCGAGGTCGGCGCCCTTCAGCTTCGGCGTGGTGCCCTTCACGATCGGCTGCAGGTAGCGGCCTGCCGCATTGCCGCGGCCTTGGGGGTCGGAGCGGAAGCCCACCTCGGTCTCGAGGGTGTCAGGCCGTGCGAAGCGCACGTAAGTGCCGTTGAGCGTCCAGCGGGTCGGCTGGTCGATGTAGCGAGGGGTCTGCTGCTTCAGCTCCGCCTGTGCAGCACGAGCGGTGGCTGTGAGCGCCCTGGAGGTGGCAAAGCGCAGGTTCTGGTCCGTGAGCAGCGCCACGCGGCTCGAGAGCCGTTGCAGGTCGCTCTGGAGGTCGATGCGCACGGTTGCCATGGATCAAGGGTAGGGGCGGCGGCCCGCCCCATCCAGCGAGAAGGGGTGAGCTAGCGGGAGGCCTGCCACTCCGCAGCCGCCGCATCCAGTGCCGCATGAGCCTCGCTGCAGGCGCTGAGGCAGTCCATCTGGAATCGGACGTGATGCGGGTCTTTCAGGTCGGGATCTTCGTCGCGCCATTTGCAGGCGGTGATGAAGTCCTGCGCGAGGTCACCGACGGGATCGTTGCGATCCCGCTGCGCCTTGAGCCATGAGCCGAAGGATTGAGCCATGAGTCGATCCGGTAGTGGCGGACGAAAGCAAATCTAGGGGGTGAAGGCAAGTAGAAGGCAAAAACCCAGTCGTGGCGGGGGTGAAGGCAAAACCCCACATTTTTCCTCCATTCCCTACACACGTAGCGTTTCCCCTATCTGTGACCCCTTACCCCTGTGATGTGATGTGATCTAGGGGGATTAGGGTTCAGGTAGGTATTGCAAGGGGTTTGGCCTTCGATTTGCCTTCGCCCCTGCCCTCGATCGAAGGCAAGTTGCCTTCGATTTTTGGGGTCAGCCGATGGCGGCAGGAAGGCGAACGCCAACCAGCGTGGTGGTTCTTGCCTTCGGATGCTTTTTTGCCTTCACCTCTGGGAACACCACCAGCAGGCGCTGAAGCAGCAAACGGGAGGCCTTGACGGTCGGGTCGTTGGGTGGATCGATCACCCAGCGGCCGTTGCCATCCTTGAAGCCCTCCTCCTGATACCAGCGGCACAGGTGCGCCCAAACGGTGAGCAATGGGGTTTCCGCCTCCTCATCCCACGAGAGGCCGATCTCATCGCAGAAGTCCCAGAGGTGGCTGCCCTTGCGGCGCACGGCGCGCATGGCTTCACGTCCGGTCTCGTAGTCGATGCCGTGCTCAACGGAGAGCTGGAGGCCTTCCAGCAGCCAGTTGAGAAAGGCGGGGCAGATGTGGCGATGGATGAACTCAGGGTCATCCTTGAGGCGCGGGTCAGCCTTGAGGTGCTCTGGCCTAGTGGGCACCGCCATGTAGGTGCGGCGGAACTGGAAGACGTGGAATCGGGTCTCGATGGCGGCCTGCTCGCCGGTGAGCGATGGCTCTTTGTTGAGGTTGAAGACGAACAGGCAGTTCGGGATGAAGGTGGTCTCCTGAACGCCTTTCACCTCCCATGCGAGCTCCTCGCCGGAGATGGCGCCCTTCAGGGCTTGAAGGCTGTCGATGTGGACGAACTGGCTGTTCTCGGAGCTCCAGTTGATGGAGGCATCACGGAGCGGCGCGATGGGGAACTTCCGACCTTGGTCGTACTGGCGGAAGTCGGCGAGGGTGCAGGAGGAGAAGTTGCGAGCGCCGAGCGTGTCACGCAGTGCGGTGCGGATGGTGTCCTTGCCGTTGGAACCGGAGCCGATCATCAGCAGAGCTCTGGGGCGACCGCGTGTGGCGCGGTATTTCGTCAGATCAAGCGATGAGCCAAGGATGCGCTGGAGGGTGTCCTGATCGGTGGGTTCCACGGCCTCGAGCAGGCGGAACATGTGCTCGGGGTTGGCCTGGGGGTCGTAGTCGTAGTCGGTGATGTAGGTGAAAGGCACCGCGGGGTTGTGCGGCGTGAAATGAAGGGTGAAGCGGCTGCCTTGCCACGTCCAACTGACGACGCCATTCCGGCAGTTGATGGCGTTCGGTGGGTTGACGCCTGATGCGCCGAGCTTGGTGCGCATCCATGCCAGAGCTTCGGTCACGTAGCGAGGTCGCGCCCATGGGTGGATGCACTCACCTTCCTTGCCTTCTGTGGTGTGAAGCTGCTCGAGGAATGCAGCGATCAGAGGCGACAGCTCATCGTCTGTGATGGGTTGGTAGTGGCAGCCACTCCAGAAGTGCAGGATGTCGTCATGGCAGATCCAGCGGCTGTTGATCTTGTCGAAGACGCCTTGCTTGACCAGAGGCAGCCAGTCGGAGTTCTTGCTGCGCAGGCTGAAGTTGATCGCCTCTGTGACTTCGGCGAGCGGTGCATCGTGTGATGGCGCTGGTGTGATCTGCTGCTGGCGGTGCTGGCGTGCCTGGCGGTTGAGGTGATAGCGCAGGCGATCCGGCCAGCCTTTGTCTGCGGTGCGGGGTTGTTCTGCGGCACTGCGCAGGCAGGTGAGTGCTTCGCGTTCGGGCAGCGGCGGTGAGCAGCGTGCGGCAAAGGAGAGCACCACCTGCTCGGGTGTGCCGCTGACAAGAAGGCCTGCAGCGCGTGCGGCGTCATCGATGGCGAATGCGACAGCTGCGAGGCGGAAGCAGTCGTTGTTGCGGCCGCCTTCGGAGGTGCCTGATGTTGCGAGCTGGCTGAGCTCCTTGGGCAGCAGCTCCTCGAGGTTGATGGTGTCCGGCAGTTGTACGGACGACAGGGTGATGGCCGTTGCGGGCTGCTCGGGTTCGGGGAGGCAGGCCTCAATGTCTTCGACGTTGTAGGTGCGTTCGGAGCAGGTGACGATCGATGCGAGCTCACCGAGCGTGCCATCGGCCTTGACGTGGAAGGTGCCGGGCAGGCGCATGACGCGCGAGGGGTTTTTAAGCGCGCGATCGGCATCAGCGTGATCAAGCAGGCGCTTTTGGAGGATGCGCCAGTGCTGCGGGCTGATGGGATCGTTCAGCACCCAGTAGCAGTGGATCGACTTCCCGCCGGTGTCCACCTGGATGGTGGGTTCTGGCAGGCCGAGCTCCTGCCATGCGTTGAGCTGCCAGTCCTTGGGGCGATCGTCCCATTCGCAGAAGAAGGCACGGCAGCCGGTGATGTCGGCATCGGTGTCACCGCCATCGTTGATGACGACGTAGACGCCGCGGCCTTCTGCTTGCCACTCCTCTACGGCCTTGCGGGATGGTGGCGCCTTGCGGCCGCGATCGTCACCTTTGGCGGGGTGACCATTGGGGAAGAAACCCCGAAGACGCGCGGTGCCGGTGGGTTTTCCGATCACCTTGAAGAAGGTGCGGATCGCGCTGAAATCAGGCGTCTTCTGTAACGTTGTCATGTCTGCAGGTAGTGGCTGTGGACTGTGGCCGGGGTGTATGGAGCACCACCGGCCGCTTTTTTTGGCAGGTGCATTATGGGCTGCCCTGCACGATGACGACGGCATCTGCAACAGTCCGCACCACACCAGCGATGCCACCAGCTGATCGGACGGCATGGAGCCAGTGGGTCTGAGCAGGTGAGAGGCGACCTGATGGTGTCTTGATTTCGAGCGACGTGAACACGGCGATGCGCTGGCCGACCATTTCGGGTGTGACGGTGACGGTGCGCCAGCCGATCAGGTCGGCGGAGCCGCGTGCAAGGCCGAAGGTGACGAGGCGGCCGGTGCGTGGATCAGGGAGCGAACCGACCTGGTTGCGGAACAGTCGGGCATCGGGGTGCGTGCCGAGCGCGAGACGGATGCGCTGCTGCAGGTCGGTCTCAGAATTGGCCACGGTGATGATCCAGAACGCGCTGCAGAGGAATCATCGCCACCTGCGGCACCACCGCATTGCCTAAGGCCTTGAGACGGTCCACCCGACCGGAAAGCCCATCATCTCCTCGACGAAGGATGGGTTCAGATAGGTAGCTTCGCCAGTCGGAATTGAGGGATCGCGGAGCATTGCCCCAGCGAGGCCATTCCGATCGATCTGCGATGGCGGCAGGGTGCTGTTCTTGCTGTCGTTGACCGTTGGGGTGGGAAGTAGCGGATACTTCTTTGTCGGTATTCCCAGCCTGCGAAAGACACCCTCTTTCAAGCTGTCCCCGTGAGTGTGGCTTGTGCTGCTTGGCTCCTGCGCCCTGGGGGTAGGCAACAAGCCACCAGCGGTCTCGCTGATGGCAGGCTCCCACAGCACTCGCCGGAATACATGCCCACTCCGCATCAAACCCTGCTTCGGCCAGTTCTCCGAGAACGGTTCCCAGTCCGTTAGAAGTGATCGCTGCGACGTTCTCCATGACGACGTAGCGGGGGGCGAACTGTGCGAACGACTCGCATGAGCTCGTAAAAGAGACCGCTCCGAGTGCCTTGCTTGATGCCGGCTTGTTTGCCTGCGGTGCTGATGTCTTGGCAGGGGAAACCTCCGCAAACAACGTCAGCTGTTCCCGCTGCGGGGAAGAAGGTTGAGATGTCGCCATGGATGGGTGTGTCGGGGAAGTGCTGGGCAAGAATGCGCTGGCAGTAGGGCTCCCATTCCACGAACTGCACGGTCTGGAACCCGCCGAGCCAGCGTGCGGCAAGCGAGAAGCCACCGATCCCGCTGAAGGTGTCGATGATGCGGAGGGTCATCGCTGCGCGTTGCTCCGCGCATTGTGGACCTTCCACGCCCATGCGGGGCTGTAGCCGCGCTGGCGTGCGATGGCCATCAGCTCGGGCAGCGTGCGGGCACGGCGGCGCTCCTGCGTGCGCTGTCGCACGGCCTCGCGCTTCAGCTCCTTCAGCTCACCATCAACCTGGCGCAGCTGACGCGCGGGCTGGATCGGGACCGGTGTGCCGCAGCAGGGACAGGCCGGCTGTGGCGCGAAGGCCGCGAAGCAGACCTGGCAGGTGCGCACGGTTGGCGCTGCGGGACCAGCTGCGCGGCTGCGCTTCAGGCGATCGTCGAGGCTCCAGTCGCGGTGATCATCCGGAAAGCCATGGCGGTGGACGTTGCCCACATGGTCGAGGATGACGGCGTGCGCCTTGCCCGGTGCCGGGCGCAGCACGCGGCCGACCTGTTGCAGGTAGAGGCCGAGGCTGGCGGTTGGGCGCAGCAGGATGGCGGCTTCAGCATCGGGGCAGTCGAAGCCTTCGGACACCACATCGACGGTCACCAGCAGCTGCAGGCTGCCTGCGACGAACTGCCGCAGGAGTGCGTCACGATGCTGCGTTGATGTTGTGCCGAGCAAAGTTGCAGCAGCGACTCCTGATTCGGAGAAAGCCGCGGCCACGGAGTCAGCGTGCTTGGCAGAACAGCAGAAGGCAATCGCACGCTTGCCTGCGCAGATGCGCATGTAATGCGCAATGGCATCACCTGTGACGGTGGGGCGATCCATGCGGTCTGCTGCTTGCTCTGGTGAATAGTCACCAGCGCGAATAGAAATTCTTGATAGGTCCGCAACAACAGGCGGCGCGAAGATGCGCGCAGGTGAGAGGTGGCCCTTTGATGTAAGGGCTGCCACCGATGGACCGAGCACCATGTGATCGAACATCTTCCGCAGGCCTTGGCCGTCCTGCCTGATGGGGGTCGCCGTAACGCCGAGGCGGAAGGCTTGTGGCCAGTGGCTGAGCACTGAGGACCAGGTGCCAGCGACAGCGTGATGCGCTTCGTCGATCACGATGAGATCTGGCTGCCAGTGCTGACGATGTAGGCGCCGCGCAAGCGTCTGCACGGATGCAACCTGCACCGGATGATCGGCTTCCGGGTGACCAGCCGCGATCACGCCATGAGACACACCCGCCAGGCTGAGCTTCGCGCTGGCCTGCAGGATCAGCTCACGCCTGTGGACGAGGATCAGCACGCGGCGGCCACGGTCTGCGGCGCTAGCGGTGATTGCTGAGAACATCACGGTCTTGCCTGCACCGGTGGGGCAGACAAGCAGAGGAGCGCGCGCGCCTTGGCGGTAGGCGCAGCGGAGATCGTGTATTGCGCGTGACTGGTAGTCGCGAAGCGTGAGACTCATGAGACTTGACCTTGGATAGCGGGAAGGAATACCAAGGTCAGCGGCCGGATACTAGCCGCTTAAGCGGGAAATACTGAGAACTACTGGGGGAAGCGATGACAGGCAGAGAAACAGTGGTAAGTTGCGTGAGCCTTCGGTACGCGCTGCCTTTGGACAACGCCGCTTATCACCGCCATCCGGCGGTCTCAAAATCACACCTCGATCAGATCGCCCGCAGCCCGCTGCACTACTGGGCGCGGTATCTGGACCCGAACCGGGTTGAGCCTGAGCCGACGCCAGCCATGCGGCTCGGCACTGCGGTTCACACGCTGACGCTGGAGCAGGACACCTTCGCCGAGCGCTACGTGGTGGCGCCACAGTTCGATCGCCGCACCAAGGCCGGTAAGGAGGAGTGGGCTGCGTTCGAGGCTGAGGCCGCTGGCCGTGAGCTGATCAGCGCCGACGATCGCGCGCTGGTGAGCCGCATGGCCGAGGCGGTGTGGACGCACCCTGCTGCCGGTGCGCTGCTGAAGCTGAAGGGCAAGGCCGAGCACAGCTTCATGTGGACGGACGAAGCGACAGGCCTCGAGTGCAAGTGCCGGCCGGACTGGTTGACGGATGACGGCAGCCTGATCGTGGACCTGAAGACCACCGAGGATGCGAGCCCGGCTGGGTTCAGGAAATCGATCGCCAACTTCCGCTACCACGTGCAAGCGGCCTGGTATCTGCACGGCCTCGAGCAGGCCACCGTGCGCCGGCCTGAGGGGTTCATCTTCATCTGCGTGGAGAAGAAGCCACCGCACGCCGTGGCGGTCTATGTGGCCGATGGTGAGATGATCGCTGCCGGTGGTGAGCGTGCGCTGCAGGATCTGGAGCGGCTGGCCGAGTGCCGCGCTGCTGGCCGCTGGCCGGGCTACAGCGAGGAGATTGAGCCGATCGGGCTGCCGGCATGGATGAGGCCGCGGCCGGATGGATCGCTGCCGACCGGAGCGCCAACCGAGATCGAGCTCTACTGATGCGGATCCCTTCCTTGGCCATCCGTGCGCCCGTGGCGGCGCTGGCCGGCGGCTGGTTCCTGACGGAGCTGTGGCCGATCACCTACTGGCCGGCGGTGGCCGGCTGCCTGTTCATCTACCTGACCTTGAGACTTCAACCATGAGCGAGTCCACAGCACTGACCACGACCGGAGGCAGCGTGTTCTCCGGCATCCAGGCATTCGAGGATGCGCAGCGGATCGCGAAGGCGCTGGCCAGCAGCACGCTGATCCCGCCGCAGTTCCAAGGGCAGCAGGGCTTCGCGAACTGCCTGGTGGCGCTCGAGATCGCCAACCGGATGCGGATGAGCCCGTTCCAGGTGATGCAGAACCTGCATATCATCCACGGCCGCCCGAGCTGGAGCAGCCAGTTCATCATCGGCCTGATCAACGGTTGCGGCCGGTTCAGCCCGCTGCGCTACGAGATGACGGGCAGCGGCGACAGCCTGAGCTGCTACTGCGTGGCGACGGAGCACGCCAGCGGCAACGACCTGAAGGGTCCGGCCGTGAGCATGGCGATGGCGAAGAAGGAAGGGTGGGCGACGAAGAGCGGCAGCAAGTGGCAGACCATGCCGGAGCTGATGATCCGCTACCGCGCCGCGGCCTTCTGGGGTCGGCTGTATATCCCCGAGCTGCTGGTCGGCATCCAGACCGAGGAGGAGGTGGTGGACGTGGAGCCCGTGACGGTGCGCACGGCCGAACCGCCTGCCAAGTCAGCGGTGGAGCAGCTGAACGCGAAGATCAAGCAACCGGCAGCGGAGCCGGTTGAGGTGGTGGAGGCAAGCGATGCAGATGAAATCTTCTGAGCTCGGATACCTGCAGCCACGCGAGCTGGCAGCGAGGTGGCGAGGTGTCGTCACGCTAAGCACGCTCGATAACTGGCGCAGCCAAAACCGCGGCCCGAGGTTCGTAAAGATCGGAGGCCGTGTCCTGTATCCCGTCGCTGAGGTGGAGGCCTACGAGGCTCGAAACCTGCGCGGGATGCCCAACAACCCACCTACCCAACCGAGACCATGACTTTCAAGCTGAACCTGGCGATCTTCAAGTCCACCAAGCCCGACAGCAAGGTGGACTTCAGCGGCCGGATGAACATCAAGCCGGAGGAGCTCGATGCGCTGTGCGCGTTCGTGCTGAGCCAGCCGGTTGACCAGTACGGCAGCGTGCAGGTACCGGTGAGCGGCTGGAAGAAGACCAGCAGCAGCGGGACTGCGTATGTGAGCGCTGTGGCGCAGCCGCCCCGCGACTGGGTGCCGCCCGTCACCGCTCAGAGCGCAGCTGCCAGCCTGGCGCAGGCGACTGACGGCGTGGTGACGGAGATGACCGAGGCCGATCTGTTCTAGGCCTGCATCAGCAGGAGCTCCAAGCGCGCGATCTCATTGACCGCGGCCTGGAGCATTTCCTGCTGGTGGTAGCACTGCTTGAGGAGCTTTGCCGCGAGCGGCCCCACCTCAGGGTGGCGTTCGATGTCGCGGCATTGCTTTTCGATCAAAAACTGTTTTTCGGGTGGTATCTGCGCCACCATCCACTCACCGAATTTCATTGTTCTGGGGCGAACTGCCCCCATGTTGCCGATGCAATGCCCCAAATGCAGTAGCGAGACCATCCGGGCGCCGATCACCAACAACCGACTGCCGGATCAGGTGGTGCGCCGGCGGCAGTGCGCCGACTGCGGCCACAAGTGGTTCACGGTGGAGATGACGGTGCCGGACTATGCGGTCGGCTGGAGCGCTGCCCACCTGCACAAGCCGGTGCTGCGCGTGCCGCTGGAGCTGAGCGCTGGGCACACCAAGATGCGCGTGGAGGCGGTGGAGGAGCGCGACCGGTGGGGTCGGTGAAACATGCACCGCCGATGGTGTATGCTTCAGGGGCACCGGCGGCATTGCCGCCCCCATCAAGGAGGTCTAGATGGCTCACGTCATCACCACTGAGATCAACGGCCAGCCCGCAATGGTTGCCGATGATCTGGTCGCCACGCGCCGCCCCTGCGGCCTGTGGCACGTCCAGTTGGCTGACTGCGGCGCAACGCTGACAGTCAATGCCACTGAGGAGCAGGCGCACCGGATTCTGTCCGAAGCCTGACCTCCACGCGGCCCGCCGGGGCCGCCACCCATTTCGACAGCAGTATGAAGCAATATGTCACGCGCCCGGAACATGCACCGCTGATGGTGTAGGATGACGTCACGAGGGAAGGGGATCGGCACCTCGCTAAAAACGCGGCCAGGGGGAACAGAGCACACGACCCCACAATCGAGCTCAACAGGGCCTAAGTAAGCCCACACCGCCGGTTGGTCCGGCACACCTATCCACTCCAGCCATGATCGCCACCACCCTGCTGCTGATCTGGAAGCTGTTCCTGCCGCTGCTGCTTGTGGTCGCAGTGATCGACTGGCTCACTGCCAGCGACGATCGCCGCGTTCGCGTCCTGCACCGCACCGGTCTGAGCCAGCGTCAGATCGCCGACCGCCTCAACATCACCCGTTACCGCGTCCGTGTGGCGCTCGCATCATGATCAACCACATCAACAACGCCATCTGCTGCCTGATCGCCGCAAGCGTGTTCGCCATGATCGGCATCGAGTCCGGTGCCCACCACCAGCCCACCCACTCCGGCACGCAGCAGGTGGTGCGGCATGACTGACCGCCGCTTCTACTTCCAGATCAAGGCCGCCAACGTGCTCGAGTGCGTGGAGGCATCCAGCCTCACTGAGGCGAAACTGATCGCCGCCGACACATGGCTCGAGTGGTGGTCGCAGATCGAATGGATCAACACCGAAGAAACCCATGGCTGAAACAACCGGAGCAATGCTGCCTTGGCAATGGGCAGACGGACCACAGACCAGCCAGCACGGTGACGGCATCAGCCGGCCGCGGCCGAAGGCGCGCACCCGCGAGTTCCGGCTGATCGTCTACCCGCAGGGTGCCCAGCCGATGACGTGGATCACGCGCGCCGAGACCAAGCGCCACGCGATCCGCTACGCCGAAGCCCGCTGGCCAGGTGCCGCGGTGGAGGTGGCGTGACCGACATCCGCCACCGCATCGAGCAGCTGCTCAGCGACACCAGCGCCTTCACCGCTGGTCAGACTGAGGAGCGCCAGCGCATCCGCCAGCTGATCGACATCCGCATCGACCAGCTGTGCGGCACCGTTGGGCTCCGCAACCGCCAGCAGCTCTGCGCTGAGCTGCTCCGCATCCGCCAACACCTCGAACCATGAACGCACAACAGCTCGATCAGCAGCGCGCCGACATGATGGACGCACTGTACGAACGCAGCGGCCGCACCTGCAGCACCTACACCGGCCTGTGGCAGGAGTTCTGCGCCGACATCGCCGCCAACTTCCGCGACACGGACTATCCCGAGCTGCTCGCCCGCGTGGTGCGCGCCATGGATGCCACCGAGTCGGTGATGACGCAGAAGCAGGCGCAGCAGGCGATCGAGATCTGCCGCCAGCAGCTGCTGGGGGATAAGTGGCGATGAGCCGGCCGTTCAAGGCTGGCGAGGAGAACATCGCCGCGATCCTCACGCCGGAGCTGGTGCGCAAGCTGCGCCGGCTCCGCACCGAGGGGTGGAGCTACCGCCAGCTGGCGGCTGAGTTCGACGTGGACGAGAAGCACGCATGGCGCATCTGCAAACGCATCGCATGGGGATGGCTCGATGACTGACCAGATCAACCCGGACCACTACCGGCAAGGTGGCATCGAGTGCATCGATGCGATCGAGGCTGCCCTGACGCCGGAGGAGTTTCGCGGCTACTGCAAGGGCAACGTGATCAAGTACACCTGGCGCGAGCGCCACAAGGGGGAGGCGGTGTCGCTGGCCAAAGCGCAGTGGTATCTCCGCCGACTGCTCGGCAAACTGGAGGGATGATGCACCTGCCCGGCCTCAACCTGCTCGAGCGCGCTGCGCTGTGGGTGCTGGTGCGCAGTCCCCGCACCAGTCTGGTGGCGGTGAAGGAACTGCACTGGCCGACCGTGTTCGTGGCGGCCAACCCGGCCGATCCAGTGGCGGAATACGTCACCTGCGGTGAGCCCGAGCCGGCCAGCATGACGCTCGAGCGTCTCTACCACCTACCGAGTCACGGAGAAGAGGAGTGATCAGCCTGCACGCCGGCCGTCTGCTGCTGGTGTGCAGCCGCTCCGATCGCAACTGGCACGCACGGGTCATTCTTGGACCGAAGCCCGAGCACCAGCTGGAGGCTGACACCGGCACCATGCACCTGCAGGAAGCGTTCCAGCGGGCGCAGAAGATCTACGAGGCAGCGCTGGTGAAGCTGCGCCCGGCTGGCGGCCAGCGCATGTGTTGGGACTGTCTGCATTGGTGCACCCACCGGCAGCGCTGCGAGCTGGCGTTGCCAGAATCGAAGCAGAGCGGCGGCCGCTATGCGGCGAAGTGCGAGATCTATGAGCCAGCCGAACGTGATCAGCCGCACGGATCGTGACGGCGGATGGATCGAAACGCTGGAGCCTGATGGTGGCGGTGAGCTCTACTACCGCAGCTGCGTCGGTGGGATCTGCCGCTACTCGAGCGACCTGTGGCAGGCCGAGCTCTACCTAGACCACCTACTGGCACGCTGATGTTGCGCGACGTGCTGGTGCTGGTGCTTGAGTATTGGGCGACGTGCCTGATCGCGCTGTGGGTGTGCAGCCGGATCCTGCCGTAGGCCGGCTGCAAGCCCGATGCGAACGCAGAGCGGGAACGCCTCAGGATAGGTGCGGCCGGTGGTGGGTCCTCACGCGGTGTCCACCTGGTGCCCGCAGCCGGCCGCTACGGGAACGCCCAGACTCTCCAGAAGAAGGTCTAGGCGCCAACGTTACCCTCTCCCGCAACCCACCGCGCGATCGCCCACTCGCCCAGTGGTGTCCAGAAGGGCTGCGCGCGGTACCAGCTGACCCACTCCTTGTGGCCCTTCTGGCTGTTGCACATCAGGCAGCAGCTGATCAGGTTCTCGCGCACGGTGAGGCCGCCGTGCACCTTGGGCACCACGTGGTCGAGCGTCGGGCTGCGGCCGAGCGGATCGCCGCAGTAGGCGCAGCGGTAGTTCCATGCGAGGTGGATCTGATCGCGCGCGGAGCGGCGGGTGACCAAACGGGTCTCATCAATGTGGTGTCGATCCAAGGTCCGGCGGCAGGGGAACTGTCGTCACGTCGATCTCGATGATGTCCTCGTCGGGCGGGAGGAACTCGGCCAGCTGGCTGTAAATGTCGGCCGCGATGTCGTCGGGATCGGTGTTTGACCGGATGATGAGCTTGGCGGAGATCTCTAGGTAGAACGCCCGCATGGGCTGGCCGCCGCTGGACCAACGGTAGCGGGGAGAACCGAAACGGGAAGTGTGAAGGATTGTGAACGGGGCGCAGGGTGCGCGGCCTGTGGTGTATAGTTATCTCATCAACGCAACCGACCGATGCGCGTCCCCACCCGCACCCTCTCCGACGCCAGCTTGGCCATGCAAATCGCTGACCTGTGCGCCCAACACCCCAAGCTCACCGGCGCCCGCAAGGAGCGCAATGCCGCCTACCTCAAAGAGCTGGTGATCGAGCAAGAGCGCCGCGGTGCCCTGAAGTGAACGACACCCTGCTGGGCCGCTGCACTGCGGCCCTTTCTGACGCCTACGAACTGGCCGGGCCGTTTGATGATTGGACCGAGATGTGCGCTGGCGCTGTGCTCGAGCATCTCGCCGCCGAAATCGTGGCTCTGCACCAGCGCGAGCCGCGGCTGAGCGTCCACGAGCTGGCGCGCGTCCTCGCCAAAGAAGGGCGCAGTTGCCAGCCCGAGCCCATCGAAACATGGGACAGCCACCCCAGCCTCACGCCTGAGCAACGCAATCCATCTTTGAAATGACCTACATCCTCCGAGTCGGCCCGTGGCACGTCGGGCCGTTCTCCACCCACACCGGCGCGCAGCACTGGGCGGAGCGCCACGGCTGCGATGACTACACCATGATTCCGCTCGATGACCCGGCCGAAGCGCCGATCAGGATCCACCGGCTGCGCATGGCGCCGCTGCGGCATCCGATGCTGCGCGAATAGTGCGCGAATGGCGCGTTGAGCTGCTCCGCCGTCTGCTGGCAGCCCCTGCCTAAGTGCTTGATTTCTCTGGAGATTTTGGTGCCCAGGGGCGGAATCGAACCACCGACACTGCGATTTTCAGGCGGATCTAGAGGCCTCACGGCGGTTCACGGAATCTCACTAAAGGTCTGATTCTGCGCTGCTTTTCCGGTTGACCTGTTCACGCTTGTTCGCGCAAGATCCGCCCCGTTCGCGCAAATCTGCGCGAATAGTGCGCGAATGGAGAGGGGCATGGCGAAGGAGTGGCAGGCCGATCGGAAGGTGCCCGGCCTCGGGCTGATGGTGCTCGATTCCGGGGTGCGTACCTATTACGTCCGCTACCGCGAGCCGAGCGGCAAGCAGCAGCACCACAAGATCGGACGGGCTGGCGTGATCAGCCTCACCACCGCCCGCGAGGAGGCGCTAAAGCTGCTCGGTGATGTTGCCCGCGGCATGGCGCCGACCACTGCGCGCCAGCAGCTCAGGCGTAGCCCGACCATGCAGCAGCTGTTCGAGCGGCTGGATGCTGAGCACTATCCGAAGCTCCGGCTGAACACGGCCACCGGGTACCGCGTGCTGTGGCGCAAACACATCCTGCCGCGGCTGGGCAGCAGCAAGGCCGCGACCATCACCAGCGCTGACGTGATCGACCTGCTCAGCAAGCTGCCGCGCATCCAAGCCAACCGGACGCTGGCGGTGCTGCGCAAGGCCTTCAACCTGGCGGAGCTGTGGGGCATCAGGCAGCAGAACACCAACCCGTGCCACAAGGTCACCACCGGCAACAGCGAACGCAAGCGGCGCCGCTACCTGACGCGCGATGAGCTCCAGCGGCTGCTGGCGGCCTTGGATTGCTTCGGCATCACCCGCGTGCGCTGGCGGTTCGCGCAGCTGATCCGCCTGCTGCTGCTGACCGGCTGCCGCGTCTCAGAGATCAAGGATGCCCGCTGGGAATGGGTGCAGGGCGCTGTGCTGGTGGTGCCGGCCGACTGCCACAAGACCGGACAGGACGGCAGCGATCGCCGCGTGCAGCTGCCACCGCAGGCGCTGCAGGTGCTCGAGGAGCTGCGCGCCAAATCGAACAGCGAGTGGATCATCCAAGGCGATGGCGATGGCCACCTGATCGGTTACCACCGGATGTGGGCGCAGCTGCTGGAGGCCGCCAAGATCGAGAACCTGCGGGTGCATGACCTGCGGCACAGCTTCGCCAGCCTTGGCCTGAGCGCCGGACTGAGCCTGCCGCAGATCGGTGGCCTGCTCGGCCACGCCAGCCCGCAGACCACGCAGCGCTACGCGCACCTGATGGATGAGGCAGCTGCCGGCATGGCCGCGAAGGTGGCGGCGCTGATCCGCTAGCCCTTGCTGCCCGTCACGGCCTCGTCGCCGTTGTAGCGCCCGGTGACCGCATAGCTGCGCGCCGGGATGCTTTCCATCTTGTGGATGACGAGCTGGCCGATCTTCATGCCCGGCCAGAGCGCGATCGGATACAACCGGCGTGCGTTGCTCAGCTCCAGCGTTAGTCGGCTGCCGTGGAACCCCGGATCGATCCAGCCGGCCAGCAGATGCTCGAGGCCTTCGCGTGCGCGGCTGGACTTCAGCACGAACTGCGCAGCCACGAAGTCCGGGATGTTCAGGATCTCGCGGGTCTCGGCCAGCACGAACTCACCCGGCCGCAGCCAGTACGGATCCTCCGCGGTGTGACCAGCGATGCCATGGATCTGCAGGTCGCGGCTCTCCGCCACCTCGATCATGATCCGATCGCCCAGCAGCACGTCGATGCTGGCCGGATTGACCAGCTCAGGATCGAACGGCATCACCATCGCGTGCTTCTTGCACAGGTGGTGGATCTCGTAGTCAGGCAGCGGCACAGGTTGCTCAGTAGTCCCACCGGACCCTAGGGCTGCCCTTGCGGATGCCGCAATGCACGAAACCTTTAGGTGCGCCGTAGCCGAGCGAGTACGGCCAGTTCTGATCACACCAGGCCTGCACGGCGTTGATGTCTGCGCCGTCGATGAAGAAGTCCACCGCACCCACGCCGATGCCGTCGTAGAGGTGCTCTGAGCTGCTGGCGCCACCGACCGATCGGTTCACGGCCGCTGGCCTGTAGCCACTCGTGATCACCACCGGCTTGCCACCGAACTGCGCGCGCACCTTCTCGAGGAACTGCGCCAGCTTCAGCGCCGTGTCGCACTGGTGCTGGTGATCGAAGCGCCTTGCTTCCTGCCCGAGCGCAAACTCACCCGCGGTGATGTGCGGCGTGATCTTCTGGCTGAACGGGCTCTCCGGCGTGAACATCGCTGAGATCGGTCCGGTGGTCTGCCGCTCACGGCCCCACAGGTCACCCTCGGCGATGCGGCGCCGCTTCAGGCCGGCCTCCACGTTGGTGCCGGGGTTGCGGTAGAGCAGCAAGGCATCGGGCACACCCGGCCAATCCTTCTCGCGCAGCCGGCGGCTGATGGTCTCGAAACCCTTGGCGCCGTAGAACGCCGAGCCGAGGTTGTAGGCGAAGGAGATCAGCGCGCACTTTTGCGCGTCGGTCATTTCCACCCAGAAGGGAACCGTGATCCGCAGCTTTTCGGCGATGCGATCCACCTCCTGCCGCAGGAGCAGATCAGCCTCGATTGCGTTGATCTCGTCGCCTTTGCTGACGCTCCTTCCGTCGCTGTAGCGCGTCGTGCCGTAGCCGATCGTCCACGGTGCGCCGCCGCTCAGCGGGTCCGGGTAAGCCCTGAGGTGGCAGCCCTCGAACTCCTTGATCAGCTTCAGCGCTGCCGCCAGGTCGCTCTGCTTGCCGTCTTGGCTCCATGTGTTGAACCATGCCCGATCGCGGCGCATCGCTGCGGCGTAACCGTTCACGGCGAGATCCTGCTCGAGCTGCTGAATCGCGGCCGCCTGATGCGGCAGGTTCCGGTAGAAGCGGAACAGCTGCTCGATCGTGATCGGCGCGGCGTTTGCCATGATTCAGCCCTTGCGCTTTGGGAAGGCCATGCGCGCCGCGGCAAGGAGCAGCTGAATCCAGCTGTTGGACTTGAGCGGCGTCAGGGCGATGAGCTCGCTGCCGGCCGCAACGATGATCGCGACGATCGCGATGGTCTCGGGGCTCATGGCATCCATGCTTGTGCCCTCAGATTAGGGTTGGATCTCAAGAGCGCGCACACGGCGATCGAGATCTGCCAGCTCGGCGCGCGCATCGGTCTTGATCTCATCGACGGACTTGGCCAGCTGCACCAGCGTGGCCTCGATCCGTGCGGACTGCACCTGCATCGAGATGAGGAGTGCCCCGATGGCGACCATACCGGCGGCCAGTGCTGCTGGGAGGGAGGCAGCGAACAGGCCGCTAACGGTCTTCGGTTCGTCCGCCATCGGGGTTCCGTCGCTCGATCGCATCGTAGCGAGCGCAAAGGTCAGGCCTCCCCGAGCTGATGGCAAGGGCAGGCCTGATAGCGGTGTTCGTTGCAGGTCTACACGATCAACGGCCCTGCCCGCGATAGCGCCGCTTTCGTTGCGGGTTACGGCTGGTGCCGCTCAGCTTGGTGCGCAGCGAGCGGCCTTGGCGGGTGCGCTTGGGTGGTCCGGCTTGGTGGTCGATGCGCGCGGTGCCGGTCTTGGCTTTGGCGGCCATCAGGCTTCAGGTTCGGGTTCGGGTGCCGGCGCGTAGGGATCAGCCGGCCATGCAGGGTAGTCGGCGCCGGTGATGTAGGCCGCCAGTTCGGCGGTGTCGGCGGTGGCAGCGATGGCGTCGATCTTGGTGCCGGTGGCGAGGCGGATGTCCTCGCGCCAAGTCTTGATCAGAGGGTCAGCTGGTGCGCCGTTGTCAGCCTCGCGGATGATGATCCAGTCGGTCGGCTGCAGCAGTGTGTTGGCGGTGTGGCGCGTCTGCTGCGTCCACTGCTCCACCAGCTGTGCGTGATCCTTGGGCAGATCTGGTCCCCAGTAGAAGCGCTGATCGTATGGCTCAGGGTCGGGCTGCTCGGTGATGCCGATTGCCTCACGCTCCTCGGGAGAGGCCAGCCGGAGCCAGTTTGCGGGATAGCTGATGCCATCGTGCTCGAAGGGCACATCAGGGCTCAGTGGGCGGCCGTCGAGGATGAACATGGCGATCAGGTCCGTGGTGTCAGGTTAGCCGGGCGAGAAGTCTTGTTCTCTAGTGGGGTCATCGGGCGCGGGCGTATTGAAAAGGCGATTCGGCCACAGCAAAATAGATGTAGGTGCCGCCAGATGCGTTATTCACCATACCGGCGTCTCTCCATTTGAAGCCATTAGATAAAATGTCGAGATTGTATCCAGACGTAAACCCTGATTCAGCAGTGCTCTCGTTTGGCGCCAAGGGAGTTTTGCTTACGTTTGACGAATCCCTGGCGGTGTCATACATGGTCCACTGACCTGATGAATCCGTTCGCTTGATCAGAATAAGTTTCGGCCTGAATCCGTTATAGACAAAAACGCCATCTGACGAACCATTTCCGACATATGAGCCCATCGAAGAGTACCCGACTAATGGCGCCCAGCAATACGCCACCATGTCGCCACGGTTATTGCTGTTCGTGTTATTCCCAATGGTGCCAAACACTGTAGAACTTGGCTCAGAACTGCCCCAATAGTTAGAAGAGGTGATTGCAGCATCAGTTCCGTTAAGGACCAGCAACTTGTCCTTGCCGAGCGAGCGGTGATACACCACCCAATCAGTGCCAACAGTTCTTGACTTGGCGATGATCAACGAAGGAGCGACGCCTAATCCATGACCCACAGTCGGGGCATTTCCGTATGTCCAAGTGACCACACTGAACCCCGCACTTGCATTAGCCCTCACCTGACTAGAGATGGACCCAGCGGTATTCGTGACGGTGGAGCTGCCGGCGTCCCACACCCACGCCACACGCGCAACGTTGTTGGTGTAGTTGATGTCAGGCTGCGGGCTGCTGGTATTGGCGCCGAGGGTGAAGCCGTCCGAATTGAACGAGACGAAGCCATCAGTGGTGAACTGCTCGGCTTCGGTGGTGTTGGACTTCAGCGCCCGGCCAGCGCCGCGCACGGTGTCGTAGAGCGCATGGGCAACACCGGTACCGCGTGACTTCAGCCAGGCGAAATCAGGCGAGAAGCCCAATCCGGAGACAGTCAGGGTGCCAGCGTTAGAGGTGTAGAGCTTGGTGTCGAACACCGTGCTCGGGTTCACGATGGTGGGCGCCGGCAGGTTAGCCGTACAGAGCGCCTTGAAGCCGCTGGGGGCGGTGTAGGCGAAGGGGCGTTGGCCGAAGTTCCACGCGCCCGAAGCCGTAGCGTCAGTACGAATTACAGGGAACCATGTGCCAGTAAGTCCACTAAAGGCCG